GAATATCCCTCACCTAAAACTGAAATAAAGATGCTTACAAACTATTGCACAGAGTTGAATTGCTGTGACGACCAGTTTACTAAGAATCTTGTTGCATGGGCAGACATGATACGTAAGACATTCAACGATGGTGGTGTTGATGAAATCATATCTACACGTCGTCTAGTCCACATCATTCGTGCATTTGGTATCTGGAAGAATCGTTTGAAGGCAATCAAAGTATGTCTCAATCGTTTCGATGATGAAACAAAAGCATCATTCCTAGAATTGTATGATAAGATAGATGCTGAGGTTGACCTTGACAATATCTTAGCAGACTGATATTATGAAGTATAGGGAAGAGAAATTCATCGAGGAGTTAACAGAATATGTCTCCTCGACGTATGGATTACACTACTCATCAGGTGATGATAGCATCCAAACACTTGATTTAATTGAAGCATGTGGTGACGCTGAGGCATTCTGTAGAAGTAACATTCTAAAGTATGCTTCACGTTACGATAAGAAAGGAAGTGCTAGACAAGACCTCCTAAAGGTGCTACACTATGGAATATTACTCATGCACTTTCACACTAAAAGAGCAACAGCACAATCTGATGCAGATTGGGCAGCACAAGACTATTAATTTATTATGCAAGAAGCACCTAAGACCGTAAAACTTAGTAAGCAAACTGTCAATTTTCTTAAGAATTTTTCAACTATCAATAAGTCTATTCTTATTAAGACAGGTAACTTTATTGACACTATCTCAGTAAACAAAAATATTATTTCTTTTACTGATATCAAAGAATATATCCCTGTAGACATGGCAATTTATGACTTGCCATTGTTTCTAGGAGCACTATCATTATTTGAGTCACCTACACTTTTCTTTCCAGATGAAAAGAAAGTAATTATCTATGATGAGAATACAAAAGGTAAGACAACTTACTATTATAGTGACCCTGATATCATACCTCAAGTCCCTGATTTCAATCCTGACTTACCTGACAAAGAGATTCACTTTGACTTACCTCAGGCAGACATTGCACAACTATTCCAAGCAGCAAGAGTCTACGGTGTAGAAGATTTATGCATCTATGGACATGAAGGTGAGTATAGTATTTGTGTTAAGGATAAAAAGAATGATACATCTAATGTATTCTCTCTACCATTACGTAAAGTTATCTTTGAGAATCCAGGGCAAGCAGATGAATCACGTCGTAACTTCTGTTATTGTTTCAAGGTTGAAAACCTTAAACTAATTGAAGGCACATACCACGTTTGTATCAGTAAAAAGAATATTGCAAACTTTAATTCACTAAATTACTCATCTCTTAACTACTATATTGCTCTCGAGCCTTGATAGAAGTTATTGATGATTTCTTAACACCATCTTATCACAAAGAGTTATTAAATTTTATCTCTGGTGATAAGATGCAATGGCATTATTGTCCTAATATTACTGCTGATACTGGTAGTGGGTTAGGACTTTATGGTTTTTCTAATCATCTTTATGATGTTGATAGAAATACACCTAATAGTCCACTAATGTCATTGGTTATGCCATGTCTATTTCAGATTCAAGACCATCTAGATTCACCTAGAATTTTAAGAGCACGTTTAGATATGACATTGTATCATCCATATTGTATACCTCATCAAGAGCATACAGATATGGACACTCCTCACTACTCTGCTGTATATTATTTGAATAACAGTGATGGTAATACCATTATTGGAGATACAAAGGTTGCACCCAGAGCAAATCGTGTGGTAGTATTTGATGGAGACATTGTCCACAATGGACATTCTCCCTGTGAGCACCACAATCGCATTATTATTAACTCAAACTACGATGTCAGATAAATTATTTCTTTGGGTAGAGCAATACAGACCAAAGACTATTGAAGATTGTATTTTACCTGACTCTACTAAGAAAGTATTTGAAGGATTCCTTAAACAGGAACAGATTCCTAACTTACTTTTAAGTGGAGGTGCAGGGGTAGGAAAGACAACCGTAGCAAAAGCATTATGTAACCAATTAGGGTCAGATATTCTGGTCATTAATGGGTCAGATGAGGGTAGATTTCTAGAGACCGTCCGTAATACTTGTAAGGTATACGCATCTACTGTATCTCTAACTTCAAAAGCAAGACATAAGGTAATTCTTATAGATGAGGCAGACAATACTACACCTGATGTGCAGTTATTACTTCGTGCTTTAGTAGAAGAGTTTCAAAAGAATTGTAGATTTATTTTTACATGTAACTATAAGAATAAAATCATTGCACCTCTACATAGTAGGTGCTCTGTTATTGATTTCCAGACACCATCAGCAGAAAAACCACAGATTGCAAGAGCATTCTTCACTCGTATCAAAGATATACTTGACACTGAAAAAGTAAAGTATGAAGAGAAAGTTGTTGCTGCTGTAGTCCAAAAGTTTTACCCTGATTTTAGGAGGACACTTAATGAATTACAAAGATACTCATCTAGTGGGAGAATTGATACTGGGATTCTTGGGAATAGTAACGATATACACATTGCTAGCCTTAACGCTTACCTAAAGAAGAAAGAGTTTACCAATATGAAGAAGTGGGTCACACAAAATATGGACAATGACCCTATTGATATCATGAGAAAAGTATACGATAATTTATACGGTGTATTAGAGGGTGCATCTATACCCGAAGCAGTGTTAATAATCGCTGAGTATCAATACAAGAGTGCATTCGTTGTTGACCAAGAGATTAACATGGTTGCATTCCTTACAGAGATAATGATGAGGTGTGAATTCAAATGATTACAGCAGAAAAACTACTTAAAATTTACATAACAGTTAGAAAGAAGACGCATAAATATAAACCCACGAGAAAACATTACAACGTACACTTATACGGATGAAGACTCATCAACTATACCCAGTAGAGATTTTTGAATTTAGATTTGACCCTGATGGTGTTGATTATATCGACATTATCAACTCATCTAATCTAGAAAGACGTCCTAATACTTGGGTAGAGAATACTGAGTTAAATTTACATCACCTAGAAGAGTGGGAAGGAGTTGTAGATTTCTTTAACGCATGTTTAGGAGAGATTCATAGTCATTTCAACTATGATTGTAAAGGTTTTAGAGTCACATCTATGTGGGCTAACAAATATGAAGAGGGAGTGGCACAAGAGCCACACAGACATGCAAATTCATACTATAGTGGTAACTTATTCTTAAATGAAGGGTCACCACTAATGTTTTTTGACCCAATAAAAGAAAGAGCATTTGGACAGATGGAAATTTTTAGGAGACCGAAGATAACTCTGTCAGGTATAGAGCAGAATGCACCTATAATGGAGAAAGTAGAGGCAATGCCAAATAAATTAGTGATATTTCCTAGTTGGTTTGTGCATAGCACTCAACAAGCATACGATGATAGGTATAGTGTAAGTTTTAATTCCATGCCTGTAGGTGAAATCAATCAAGGTATCTTAAACATGGAGGTATTATGAAAATAGAGTTTGAAAAATCATTTGGTAAAGGTGTAGACCCCTGGCATAGAAAGGCAAGGAGATATGTCAAGAAGAAATTTAAAAATCCTTATCTACAGCACCTCGCATTCGGATTTATTGAGTGGTTGAAAGCTATATGGTTGAATACAAAAATTAAAAATGAAATGAAGAGTGTAGATGCTCAGATAAAGGAGATAAAAGAGGCATGGGATGATGAAGACAGGAAACAATTTGCTCCTGAGTTTACACAAACTCCTTCTGAGGTAGAAGGGTTGATGGATATGGAAATATCTCTTGACCAATCAATGCGTGCCATCAAAGATGCAGAAGACATTGAGTATGATGACATGGCGGGTGGATGATGAGACAAAGATACGATAACGTACCTCTATTTCCTGTTAGATGTTTTAATTTTCAAGCATCTGATGCCCTAGTAGAAGATACACTGGGAAAAGTAAAGCAACTAGACTACCGTAGATACAATGAGCCTGAGGGTGTAGGCACTAGCAATGATATACATGCTAATCCTGAGTTTAGAGGTCTGCACGACTGGTTTCAGCAGTGTATTGACACTCTACATGCAGATAATGGGTGGCAGTGTGACCGTATAGTGGTAAATAAGTCTTGGGTCAACCGAAGTGATGCTGAAAAGGGTGAGCATCATGCTCCACATAGGCATCCAATGTCCTATTTAAGCGGTATATTCTACCTCACAGAGGGTCCTCCAACAGTGTTTTTAGACCCTATTCAATTAAGAGAGTGGCAACAGTTTCATTTAGACGGAGGACCTGTCCAAGACAGTCGACAATTCATCCACACTGGGTCGGGTGGCTGCTTTATATTTCCTTCATGGTTGGTGCATGCGAGTGTAGAAAATCTTGGAAAAGAAGACAGGTATTCTATAGCATTTAACACCTTCCCACAGGGCAATTTAAACTCAGGTGGGTGGGAGCAACCTATGGTTACTGTTGATGTGACTAGCGGTTGGTCACAACTAGGTCCTTTGAAATTATCTGATTATGCAGGGTAAAGAAGTCCATCTATTTCCAGTAGTATTACGAGAATATCAATCAGATATCACTCATAATACTGATAAAGTCATTGAGTTTCTCAAGACATATCCCTCTATGCAATCTAATATTCCTGAGGGAGTTATCACTACACGACCTGACTTACATGAATGTAAGAATGAGTATGTAGATGAGTTATTTGGATTCTTTGAGCAGTGTTTACAAGAGTATAGAGCTCACTACAAATTATATTGTGAGGAGTTGAAGATTACTCTTGGTTGGGCTAACCATGCTCCTGCAGGAAGTGGGTTTGGACACCCATTACACCGACATCCTATGTCATATCTGAGTGCAGTTTACTATCTTACTGACGGTGCTCCTACATTTTTTGATGACCCATGCACACCTAGGGTTTACGATACGTTAGATGTGTGGTATCATGATAAGATGGAGTCTGATTGGGGTATCAATGAGAAAGTTGATGCTGAAGCAGGCAAACTGATACTCTTCCCATCATGGTTAAAACACTATTCTGGTAGACAGATGGAAGACTATGATAGATGGACAATTTCTTTCAACGCATTCCCTAATGGTGCTGTAAATCAAGGACCTTGGGACATGCCACAACTACATGTTAAATTATGAAGTATTTGAAGACACCTTTACGTTACCCAGGTGGAAAATCTAGGGTTGCTAAACGATTAATTGCTAAGTTTCCTAAGAATATTCGTGAATTTAGAGAGCCATTTGTAGGTGGTGGGTCAGTTGCATTACACCTATCACAGTTGTATCCTGACCTCCCTGTATGGGTCAATGATAAGTATGAATATCTCTATAATTTCTGGGTAAATCTACAAAAGAATGGTGCAGAGTTATCTGATACTCTAGTTGATATAAAAGTAAATCATAGTAACGAAGACAAAGCAAAAGAATTATTTAAGACTGCTAAAGATGAGATAAAAGGTGCAGATTCCTTCCGTCAGGCAGTATTATTCTGGGTATTAAACAAATGTAGTTACAGTGGACTGACAGAAAACTCTTCCTTCTCTGCTACTGCATCCAGACAAAACTTTACTACTCGTGGTGCAGGATATTTAAAGGAAATATCTAAGATTATA